TGCAAATACTATAAATATAAATCCAGCTCCATTTACAGGGACATATACAGGTGGTGGAACAGCGGCTAGAGTTTCTAATATTCAGATGTTATCTAAGCAATGGAACCCATACTTAGATGCGGGTCAAAATATGTATCTAAATAAGATTGAATTTGGCGTGGTACCTACAACAGCCGGAGCAATAACAGTTGATTATTATCCATCTGCATCTAATGTTTCTATGATCCAAGGGGGAGTGACTTCAAATTCCATTATGGGAACAAGTGTGTTAGAAACTTTCCCATATACAACTTATTATACTTTAGAACAATTTCAGGAACGCTTATGGCATCCGGTATGGTTCCAAAGTTATGGTGAGTGTATACAGATATTTATGTATCTATCCCCTCAACAAATGACAAATGATCTTTGTTCCGAAGTTGAATTTGAACTTGACGGTATGATTCTTTATACAGAAAAAACCGGAAGGCTACAATAATGGCAAATCCAACACAAGTTGGTTCATTTATACCAACCACGAATATATGGGATCCGAGTATAATATACTCAAGTAATCTAGATCCGAAATTGCAGGAAATCTTAGTGCGTATGTATCAGAATCTTAACTTGATGGCGATCGCTATTAATACAAAAGATACGGGATACTATGTAACTTCTGAGTTTGTAAATGGACAACTGTGGTTTCCTAATCCTGCTTATAATTCATCAACTGCTGTTACCGCAACTTTTAGGCAAGTCTGGAGGGAGGTTATTAATTTTGGAGCGTTACCAAATGCAGCAACAAAATCGGTTGCACATAAAATACCAATAAACACAGGATTTACATTCACCAGGATCTACGCAGTTGCATCAGATACCACGGGATTGACTTATATACCAATTCCTTTTGTAGATGTCACAGGCACTAATCCTGTGCAATTAGATGTGGATACTACCAATGTAAACATTACAACGATTACGAATTTGACTAATTATAATATTTGTTATGTTGTGCTTGAATACATAAAGTCATGATGTAATATATGAATAGTTTTTAAACTTTAGGAGAAATTATGCCGGTTACAAATATGTCTTTGGATCCCAAAGATGATATACGATACCAGAATTTTTTGAAATATCAAAACGGTGAACAGATGCCTTTGGCAACGGGTAATCCGTCTACAATGCTGGGCAAAAAGAAGGTTCCTCAAGATTATATTAATAATTATAACACTCAACAATTTAGCGCTTCCAAAAATAATGCGGGTAAATTTGTACAATCACCACCATTATCACCTAATATAGCATATGCTCTTGATCAATTGTTGGGAAGTGGTTTTACGGGTCTACAAAATGCATCCCAACAAGGTGGTTTTGGACAGAATCAAATACAGAATTTATTTAATAAAACAGCTAGCGGTCTAGGAAATTATGCAGGATTTCAACCCATTGAAGATAGAGCCAGACAACAATTCGAAACAAAAACGGTTCCGGGATTGGCGGAACGCTTTACTTCATTAGGTGGTCAAAGTAAACAAGGTTCATCGGCGTTTCAAGGAGCTTTAGGTTCGGCTGCATCTGATTTGGAATCTCAATTGGCTTCTCTGCGTGGCCAATATGGTTTAAAAGAGAATGCATTACAGCAAAATCTATTTGGCCAATTACTTGGTGGGGGTCAGCAAAATCAAGCTCAAGGACTACAGTTATTACAAAATATGCTTACACAAGGCTTACAACCTAGACATGAATATGGTTTCCAACCCGCTCCGCCAAGCTTCTTGAGTCAATTCGGATCAGGATTAGGTCAAGGAACTGCATTAGCAGGTGGTCTATTACTTAAATATCTAACCGGAGGAGCAGTATAATGCCATTTCAAATATTGCCACAGGCACAAAATACATTCGAAGGTAATTTCGGAACAGGATTGGGACAAGGTTTAGCTTATCTTGCTCAAAGTAAACTAGATCAATTAACTAAGAGTCATGATATAAAACAAAAGGGAAAATTCTGGCAACAAATAGGATTGCCGGGTATGGAATATCAGCCGGAAGGCGTACAAAAATCAATTTTGGACAGACTTGAAGGATTTAGTTTAGGTGGACAACAACAAACTCAACAACCTCAAATGCTTGATCAACTATTAGGTAAACAAGAAGGGTTTAATCCCGCTGAATTGGAACAAGCATTGGCTCAATATCAAGAACCACAACAACAGCAGGGTGGTTTAACTATAGGACCAAATCCTATGGAGAGGAGACATAGAGAAACTATTGAAGCGCAAAAAGAAGCTAATGCTATAAAGGCTAAAGCAAAATTAGAATCTGAAAACAGACAAGAACAAGAGCATACACTTGATAAACTTCAGCCGTTTATATCTAAACATCAAGAAGATGTGAAACTTGCAAGTAGATCTAAGAAAATACTTATGGCTATGCGAGATAACTTGATAAAGAATAAAGATAAATTTCCAGAGGCTTTTGGTGCATTAGCAGGTAATTTGCCTGAATGGACACGTACCGATCCGGATGTTAGAAAATATGAAGCTGATCAGAATAAATGGGTTCTATTATCTACAAACGCTTTAAAGGGTCAGCCTACTAACTATAAAACCCGAATGTTGGAAGCTAGTAAAGCAGGAGTAAATAAACCTTATGAAACTAGACTTGCGCAACTTAATGAAGCTATAAAAGAAACGGAAGATGTGGAACAGGCTGATAGAGACATTCAAGAATTAAAGAAAAAAGCAGGAAAATGGCCACGTGATTTGGAATTACAGTTAGCTGCACGAACAACTGCTCGTAATGATCCGTATGGTCATCCTGAAATGCTTGCTGAAGGAACCATCTGGGATCATGATGATGGCATGTCTGAAATAGTCAGAAATGGTCAGTGGGAGGCATTATAATGGCTGGAATAAGACCCGGTAGCGGTGGTTTAATAGGTGAAGCTACAAGAACACAACCTACCTATGTTCCTCAAACACCACAACAACAAGTTGAACCTGAAGGTTTGGGTTCTTATGCAGTTCGCAATATAGGGGGTGCCGCTGAGGGATTTGGGAAAGGGATTCAATCTTTGGTGCAAGCTTTATTGCCACAAGGTACTCAACAAACTAGCGATCAATTAATGCAACTATTAGGTGCTCCCACACTGGGACAACTTAATAAGTCACAAGGTAATAGGGAACAAGCATTACCACCGGTTGAAGCAATATTATCAGATTTGGGAAAGCCTGAAGGTTTTGGAGCACCAAGAAATTTGACCGAATCTGCATTACGCTTTGGATTAACTGAAGCACCTTTTATAGCAGCTTCAGGAGGCTTTGGTTCGTTGCCCGCTTTTGGTAAAGCAGCCGCCGGATCATTAGGTATGCTAGGTGGATCTCAAGTTGGACATGCAATAGGTAAAGAAATTGGTGGAGAAAGAGGAGGAGTTATAGGTGGCTTGGTAGGTGGTTTAGGTGGTTCTGCACTAACACATGCCGCATTAAATAGACCCACTTCTTTATCTAAAAATGTTTATGATGCTAATGTTAAAGATTTTGAAACTAAAAAACTACAACGTTTACGTGAACTTGAATCAGAGAGATTACCTGAAATAGAAAGAACGGGAAAGAAAATAACTTCTGAAAAATTAAATCTGGCAAAAGAAAAATCTACATTTGATAGAAATGTTAAAGATTCCGTAGACAAACTCACAAGAAATTATAAGGCTGACTTAAAAAAACTTGAAGATGCCAGAATTGCAAGAGAAGCTAAGATTAAAGAATTAGGTAACACAAAAGAATTATATAAACAAGCAAAAGAAGCACGACAATTAGGAAAAATAAAAGAACCGGCACCCGGACTTAAATCCTTACTAGATGAAATGGAAGAAACATATTCCATAGGTACGTCACCTTCGGAAAAAAAGGCTATAGGTAGGCAATTAAATGAAATTAAATACCATTTAAGAGATGGTGATTTAAATTTAAAATATGCAGTTACTTTACAAAAAAATTTAAATACTAAATTAAACAAGAGCAAGCTTTTTAAAGAAAGAGGCGAAGGCAATCCGGCCCAATCATTACCATCTATCGTAGAAAAAGCGTATGCAGAGATAATATATGGTGAAGACGGCATAAATGAATTTATAGCAAAAGCAGGTGAAAAACATCCTGAACACGGAGATCCATTTTCACAAGCAGAAGCTATGACAGCTGAACGTGGTCAACTTATTCAAGGAACAAATAGATTCAATAAAGAACAAACGAGACAAAAGCAAAGTCTTACTCGAGACTATAAAGAAGCTAAAAATAAAATAGAAGATACTAAATTCCCTGAAGAACAAAAGATATATAGCAAAGAGCGACAAAATCAACTTAATGATCAACTTGATATACTGGAAAAAGATTATAAAACAGCACGTAATGAAATAGGGAAAGAAGCATATGATAAGTTTATAAAATCAGATTCACAGCAAAATAAATTTATAAACTGGCTAGAAAATTCATATGTGGGTAAAAAAATAGATAACTGGGGTCTATCTGCTTTAGGAATGGCACTTGCTAAAGTTACCGGTGGTGGAACATATGCTTATCCTGTTTACGTAACAGCCGCTAGGTTATTACGTACGGCCGGAAGAGAAGCAAGATATATGAAAGAAGTTTTCAAAACTCACCCTGAAATATTTAATGAATATATATCTTTATTTGGTCAAGCAATGAAACATGAATCACCAAAATTATTGACTAAAATTGAAGCCTTAAATAATAAAGCAGCTACATTAGCAAAAGAAGAAGAAAAAAAAGAACCAAAACGATCAGGAATAAGACCGGGTACGGGTGGTCTTTTATAGACCATCCAACCAGTCTAAAATAGTTGCACCTATAACAACAAAGGCTATAAAATCTAAACAGCACATCTTAATTCACCATATTCTCTTGTTTAATCATGTGATTATACCTTCAATTTCTAAGTGATCCCCATAATCTGCAACTATTAATTTGGTAGCTTGTTTACATTTTTTAAAAACATATTTATTTTCACTTACCATAACTCCATATTTTCCACAGTCCCATATAGTTATATGGTTTCTAAATTCACCATATCTTCCTGACATTGACACAGTTTGTCCTAATAAGATTGCATTAACGTGAAAAGTATTTTTAGAGGGCATGCATCCTAAAAGTAAAATTAAAAAACAAAAATATAACAATTTAATCATTATTTTTAATTCACCATATTTTCTTGTTTGATCAACTGTATAACCATTCCCTCAACTATTTGTGTAACTGTCATATTATGCTTTAATGCAATCTCTTTTAATGCCTGATGAAATTCCCAGTGTAAATCTACCGATAATCTTTTCTTTGTCGGGTTATCCATTATTTCTCCTTATGTGCATATGTACAATTGTACATGATTGTTTTACATAAGTCAATAACAAATAGCTTGCAGAGTTACACGATTTTAGTTAACTGTATGCAAGTTTAATTTTTACCTAAGGACAAAAATGGCAAGACAATATTACAATAACGTTGGGTATTCACTATCCCAATCGCCTTTAAACAACTTAGCGCCTTTCCCTGTAGTTGCAAAGCGTGCACCTACAACAGCTGACACAGGCTATGCAATTGGTACGATCTGGATCTATAGCGCAACTAATGCACCTTATATTTTAACATCTATTGTTTCTAATTCAGCCAACTGGCAACTATTGGAATCAGGCGGTGGCGCAGGTGTATTTAGTTCATTAACCGTAACTCCCGGTCCAATTTCATTAACAGGCACAACAACAATTAACACATCGGGTGCAGCTGTAACTACAATTGGTACAGGCGGTACCGGTGCAGTAAATATCGGTAACGCCACAGGCAATACTGCAGTAACGGGATCACTAACAGCTTCTACCGGACTTGTGGCCACAACAGGTGGTATTACAGCAACTGGTACATCTAATATAAATACTTCAGGCTCTGCTGTAACTTCTATCAACACAGGTGGTACAGGCGCATTGAATTTGGGAAACGCTACAGGTAATACTGCGGTTACCGGTTCTTTAACTGCTTCTACATCTCTTACAGCTACATTAGGAAACATCACTGCTACAAACGGTAATGTTATTCTTTCTACAGCAGCAACATATGTACAACTTCCGGGACCTATAAAGATTATGTCCGGGGCAGGTGCGCCAGCGGTTGGATTAGCTGCTGAAGTGGGCGATATGTATATTAATACTACCGCAGCATCCGCAGTTACACGTATATATGTGGCTACGGCGGCTGGAACTTGGACAAACGTTACCTGTGCAGCTTAATTTATAAAAATAAACCCATAATAAGGAGTCCTCATGAATCAGAAGTTAGCGGCACATTTTGAAGTAGAAAAGAACGGAAGAAAATATGTTCTTTTGGTTCCAAATGATGCGCCACTCGGTGAACTATATGACAGTCTACATGAAATGCTTAACGGCGTTGTAGATATGTCTAAACAGGCAGCGGATAGAGCAAAGCAAACTGCTCCTGAAGTTCAAACCGAAGTCGTTTAAGACACCTAGGGGGAGCCATAAAAAGCTCCCCATTTTAAATTGGAGACAAGTATGTCATTTAAAAATTCTATGCAATTTATACCTTTGACGAGTATAGATTCAGCTACTTTTATAGGTAGTTATCAAGCAATTAATAGTACAGGGGTTCCTTACCCATTATTTGCATTTAAGGTTATTAATAATTCCACTGTAGATGTTACAGGCTCTATAGATGGTACCACTGATCATTTTTTTGTACCCACAAGATCTGCTTTTGTTTATGATTTACAAACAAATAAAGCTCCTCAAAATGATTTTTGTGCAATGAAACAGGGAACCGTTATATATGTAAAAAATGGTGCTGCGGGAATGGGCTCTGTTTATTTTGAAGGTCTATATCAGGCTCAGGGGGAATAATGTCACAAATTATTAATTTAGCTTCAGGTGGTGGTGGTGGTGGTGGTGTACTTAGTGTTACTACAGATTCAGGCATGGCAACTCCAAGCGGTGCCGGGGTATTAAATATAATAGCCGGATTATCAACTTTAAATTCGGGTTCAACTGTAGAATTTACAGGATCGGGAAATACTGTAGAGCTTCATGTTACCGATGCAGGTGACAATACAATCGTGGGTCTATTAGCAGGAAAAGCAGGAATGACCGGTGTGCGTAATTCAGGACTTGGTTGGGAATCATTTAATGCCCTTACTACAGGAAATGATAATACGGCAATTGGTGCGCGAGCTTTAATCGTATTAGCCACCGGCTCACAAAATACATGTGTTGGATCAGCAAGTGGCCTGGCAATGGTAGCCGGAAATAATAATACCTCAATAGGACAAACATCACTTCATAATATTACATCAGGATCTTCAAACACGGCCGTAGGTAAAAATGCTCTTGCCGGGGTAACAACCGGATCAACAAATATTGCTTTGGGTTATTTAGCCGGACAAGATTACACTGATGTCGATAGTGATAATATCTCCATAGGTAACCAAGGTGTGGGTGGAAATTCAGGTGAAATACGTATAGGTACGCTTGCAACACATACCACTTGTTATATACAAGGCATATCGGGTATTAGCGTTAGTAATTTGAATCTGGTCACTATTGATACAAGTGCGAATCAGCTAGGGTCTATGTCGGCGGGTTCTCTTGCTTCAACATTTGACGGTGATTCAGGCACTGCAACTCCTTCAGGTGGTGTATTAAATATCATAGCGGGGGTATCATCACAAAATTGTGGTTCAACTGTAGAATTTACGGGATCTGCAAATACCGTAACGCTTAATGTCACCGATGCAAATAATAATACTATTATAGGTAAATTAGCCGGAAATACTGTTACCGGGGTAGATAATACGGGTATTGGTTATGAATCATTGCAAGGTCTTTCAACGGGTAGCTATAATACTGCTTTGGGTTTTCAATCTCTCAATGCTATTTCAATAGGTCAGGTTAATGTTGCTATTGGATATCGTGCAATGGCTCAGGCTACCTCAGGTCAAAATAATGTTGCAATAGGTAGATTATCTGCCCAATATATGAATGGTCAAAATAATACCGTTGTGGGAGATTTAGCTCTGTTTGATACAACCAACGGGGACAATAATATTGTTATTGGAGCATCGGCGGGTTCCAATTATAATAACTCAAATGAATCAAATAACATACTATTGGCAAATGCAGGTGTATTAGCTGAATCAGGTGCAATAAGAATCGGTACAAACGGAACTCAAACATCTTGTTATATTCAAGGTATAGAAGGCGTTAGTGTTAGTAATCTAAATTATGTTACCATTGACACTACAACTGGACAGCTTGGTAGTACCACATCATCAGGAATAGTTACATTAGATGGAAATTCAGGTTCCGCTTCCGGTTCTACGGTAAGTATAGTTACTACAAATGAACAAACATTAGTTCTTTCAGGATCAGGGTCAACGCTTACGTTAAATACCACAGATGCAAATAATAATGTGGCCTATGGTGCAAACGCTATGACCGGTAATGGAGTAACGGGTACATTTAATACAGGTGTGGGTGAAGCTGCTTTAAATTTAGTCAGTACGGGATTTAGAAACGCTGCCCTTGGGGCACAATCCCTATCAAATATTACAACCGGTTCTTATAATGTGGGCATAGGTTTTGACGGAGGTAATTCGCTTGGCACAACCGCAGTTAGTAATATATGTATAAATAGTCTCGGCTCCGCTCTTGATACAAATACATTACGTATGGGTCAGGCCACAGGATCAGGGACACGAGAGTTAAATAAGGCATTCATTTGTGGAATTTACGGTATTACAACTACCTCCGCAACTACATCTACCGTATTGGTATCCAATGGGGATCAATTAGGTACGGTATCATCTTCCGCTCGATTTAAAAATTCCATTCAAGATATGTCGGACCAATCATCTGCAATAATGAAATTGCGTCCTGTAACCTTCCTGTATAATGCACATACGGATAATGTAAAACAATATGGTCTTATAGCGGAAGAAGTAAATGAAATAATGCCCGGAATAGTGAATCTTGATGATGAAGGCAAACCGTTTGCCGTGAGGTACCATGACCTGGTACCAATGTTACTTAATGAACTTCAAAAACTTTCCGCCGTCGTTAAAACTTTGGCGGGACAGGCGCAAAATAAAGAGGAGTCAAAATGAGTTCAAATCAATTAGCCTTAAGACTGGCAATAGAACCCCTAAGAGCAGTTATATATACTTCAATTTCGGGTACATACGCAGGCATAGGGACAGCATTGGCAAATCCTTCAAGAAAATTACTAATACAGAACTATACTGATGCTCTTATGATTTTTTCTGATGACGGTTTGAACGACAAGTTTGTTCTTGAAGCAGGCGGTCAATTTATATTGGATGAGGCACTGAATCACCACGGAGACTATACTGCACAGGGCGTTCGTTTTTACGTAAGAACACTTGGTTCACCTACAGTCGGTTCAGTTTTTTTATCAACGTGGTACGGGGCATCATAATTAATTAAGGAGATCATATGTCACAAATTTCAGGTCCAACTTCAGGAAGCGGCGGCGGTGGAACAGTTAACTCACTTACCCCGGATTCAGGCGCACCGGTTACCCCTATAGCGGGTACAATAGATATTACCGGTTACCCCCAAACGTCGGGCGGTGTAAAGGGTATTAAAACCTTCAACGGTGGAACAAACATATTTCAAATATCTAACCTTGATGCAGTTACACCTTATATGGTAGGCAAAACGGCAAACACATCTGCTTTTTCTACAATACAATCTGCAATTAACCAAGCAGTTTCAGACGGTGCCGATGCAGCATCACCGGCAGTTGTCTGGGTAACACCGGGTATATATACTGAAAACTTAACCCTATCTCCATTCGTACATCTAACAGGTACGGGTTCAGGTTTAGCAATTCAGATCGAAGGTAATGCCACTTATACCAGCGCAAACAATGGCGACCAATGGTCATGTACAAATATTAGCTTTGTATCTACCAATTCATCACCTGCTCTTACCTTAGCAGGATCAGCCATATCGGATGTTAATCTTAATCTTGTAGATTTTAATTCAGGGTCTGCAAACGGTATAGCTTTCCAATGTTCAGGTTCGGGAATAAGTGCCCAGCTTCAGGGATGTACCCTAGAAGCGGCTTCAGGCGGAAGATGTCTAAATATGAGCGCAGGTGCGGTAGAAATATTCTCATGCATTTCAATATTTACCGACACAGCTTCTACCATATCGGGCGGTACACTTAAAGTGGCATCTTCAGATATAACCGATTCATTTACATTAACATCAACGGGCATATCCGAGTTCTTTGAATCTGCTATAAATTCAGGATCCTTAGTTTGTATGAACCTAAATGGTGCAGGCACAACAGGAGCTTGCCTAAATACGGTTCTTACTTCTTCAGGGGCTTTTTATATATCGGGTACCGGTCAATTTGTTTACTCTAATATAGCCTCATCAAGTGGGTTAACCATTCAAAACACAGTAGTACAAGTACCATTACCTACCCTTACGGGAAATATATCCTTTGACGGAGGAACAACACTACTTAACCAAGATGGACAAGTATGGATAGGCTCAAGTGCGGGCATTCCGGTCCCGACAACAATTACGGCAGGAGCCGGCATTAGTGTAACCAATGGTCATAACAGTATCACTATAGCTGCTACAAATGCAAGTGCTTTTACTTCTATAACAGTACAAACATTTACTTCATCGGGTACATATACACCAACAGCAGGAATGCTTTACTGCACAATTGAAGTTGTAGGTGGTGGTGGTGGTGGTGGTGGAGCGCCTGCAACGGGTGTTACAACAGCCGCAGCAGGTGGTGGTGGTGGTGGTGGTGGCTACGCAAGAAAAACAGTGACAGCTGCTACTATAGGAGCATCTAAGGTTGTTACTGTTGGTACCGGTGGCGCAGGTGGAGTAGGAAACTCTCCCGGAACAGCAGGAGTTACATCTTCCGTAGGAGCGATAGTAACCGCATCGGGCGGCGGTGGTGGTGGTAATGCAGCTGCGGCCGTGGCTACGACTGCTACAGGTGGTATGGGTGGGGCAGGTGGTAGCGGAGATATAAATATTTACGGTGGTACCGGTGCTTCATCTTTTGGAGTGGGTTCAACATTAGGAGCCGTTACAGGAGGTTCAGGTGGAACAACATACTTCGGAGGTGGAGGAAATGCACCGGCTACAACATCTGCGGCAGCTAGTAGTAATGGTCTAGCAGGACAAGCATATGGTTCAGGTGGATCAGGTGCAATTTCATTGTTTAGCGGTGCTGCTGCAACTGGCGGTGCAGGCTCATCCGGTGTTGTTATAATCACCGAATATATCTAGGAGATAATAATGGCAGTAATAAATAGAGCTCAGGCGCTTTCGGGAAACAACCCTTTAGCCTATATGGGAACGGCCGGGGCATCATCAAACAACACAGTCTTGCCTCTTGTTGTATATACTATTAACCCCAATGTGAATGATTGGCAAAACTTTTCACTAGGTACAATATGGCTCAATAGTACAACTGAACAAGTATGGTTCTTAGTGTCACTTGCAGGTAATCAAGCTACATGGGTAGAATTTACAGCAGGTTCCAGTTCAGTAACACAATTTGTAACTGATAATGGAAATGCATTGCCTTTGGCAGGAATTATTAATCTATTGGCAAGTCCACCGGCAGCAGGCCAAACTGTTAAATTCTCAGGTTCGGGAAACACCATAACTTTCACTGTAAGTGATGCGCTGAATAATACTCTTGTAGGAAATACGGCAGGTGGTGCAGTTGCTATAACTACAGCTTTTGGAAATACAGGTTTTGGTACTGCTGCTTTATATAGCATTACGACGGCTTATGAAAATGCTGCTGTGGGTTATAATGCAGGTTCTAATTTAAATACCGGGGGTTACAATTCAATTCTGGGTAGTTACGCACTAAATCTTGCTACTACCGCAACAAATAACGTAGCTGTGGGTTATAGTGTAGGTAAAGGCACAATGGCCACAGGTATTACAACAGGAAGTAATAACACACTTCTGGGTTATCAAGCAGGAAATGCATACACATCAAGCGAGAGTAATAATATCTTGATAGGTAGTAATGTAGCAGGCACATTGGGTGAATCAAATGTGACCAGGATTGGTAATTCTTCTACCACAAATACTTACATTCCGGGAAATTTAAACCTTACTAATTCAACAACTTCAGCTGCAACTAATCCACAAATTATATTTGGTGCAAGTAATAACTTAATATCATTCTTATTCAATAATGTCTTTCTTGGATCATCGGCCGGTAACAATACGATGACAGCAGGTATGGCAATATTTGAAGTAGGTATTGGTCCAATGGCTTTGAATTCCCTTACAACCGGTGCAGGGAATACAGCTGTAGGTAACGGTGCAGGACAGCAAGTAACCACTGGACAAGAAAATACTTTTTATGGCTATGTTGCAGGTAATACTATAACCACGGGTCAATATAATGTAGGTATAGGTCCATTGGCTCTTATTACAAGTGGTGTATCAGGTGTGACTACAGGTAGCTATAATATAGCAATTGGAGGTCCAGGTTCGGGGGGTGCATATTCTTCATCTGAGAGCAGTAACATAATGATTTCCAATACCGGTGTGAATGGTGAATCAAACGTTATGAGGATCGGTAGTGGTACGGGAACCGGTGTTCAGCAATTAAATAAAACCTTCATATCAGGTATCAGAGGAATAACAACAGGTTCAGCTACAGCCATAGCTGTATTGATTGACACTAATGGGCAGCTTGGAACGGTATCATCTTCTGCTAAATATAAAGATAACATTGAAGATATGGGCGAATATAGCTCACTTCTTATGAGACTCAGACCTGTAACATTCAATTACAAAAAACATTTACCTACGGAGATTTCTGTCGGTCTAATAGCTGAAGAAGTAGATAAGCTTATACCTGGTCTGGTTGTATATGATGAAAATGCAGAACCTGAAACTGTTAAGTATTTAGACTTGATTCCTATGTTACTTAATGAGATTCAGAAACTTAATAAACGAATAGAAAAGTTGGAACGTAATTAAAATCCGCTACTTCACTCTACTCCTTTTTTTCATTCCGGCGGCGTAAAAACCGCCGGAATGTTACTTAGTATAACTGCTCTTGCTCCGTCTTCGCCTCGCGGCTACGCCGGACAAGGAGCATCATATGAAAAGGAGGCTTATTTGCTTGCAGTGCTTAATTCAAGTTTATGTTTGCGTATAGTATCTCTGACATGTCTGTAATCTTCTTGTGCCATATCTGCCAAAGTACGAATTCCCAGTTTTAGCATCATGCGTTCAGCCATATCCGGAGGATAAGTTTTCAACTCTTCTTCTAAATCTTCAACTTCACGCTTAGTGATTCTTTCATACCCCTTAGGTTGAGGTGCTACGGTCTTTATTGGCTCCGATACAAACTTTTCTACATTTCTTTTGCGTGCATCTATATCTAGAGTTGTAGATGATCCGTCGGTATCTTCTTCAGCCGGATGATGACCTAATAACATCAAGGCTGAATATCTACGATAATAAGTAAGAGCCGATCCAAGATCCTGAATCTTATCACCATTAGCAAATACACGCATTCTGGACTCGATCCATTGACCACTGGAATGCCTTAGTCTTGTATGTAGCATTATAATACTATTGTCCGGTGATTCTTTTGTAAACTGACTGAAAGATAAACCGTATTTAGTTAGAGCCGGTCTTATAGTATTCAAGATTTGATCTAGTGATGCGTATTGAAAGCTATATGCCTTCCCACCTATTTCACAGTTTTTTGATATACTTTCATATTCCATTTGAGCCTGTGCAAACGCCTCAGATATCTTATCAATATATTCTGATTCATATGCATCAACAGCTAATGCATTTGTCTTTTTGATTTCATCTTTAAATTCATTAAAGTACAACTCTAAATCTCTTACACCCTGAAGAATATCAACTAGAATATTAATCTGTTCCATTATCTCCCTTCAATAAATTCTGCAATAATTGTGTTACCATATCAAAATCTTTTTTTCTAAGCGATAACTTGCCCTCATCGCTTTCTATTGCTTTACGCTCATTCTTGATCCAAATTTCAAGCTCACTAAGTATATTCTTAATCTCCATTATTCTCCCTCAATATCATCTTTATAGCATCCATTAGGACAACAATCTGTTGCTGGTGGATCATACTTATTACATAAAATATCATGTTTATATCCTTTACAATCCTCATTGCATTCAGTGAATCTTTTATTAAAACATTCCCAACAGCGCATTGATAAGAATTCATGTATTTGATTTATTTTGCAATCCACACAATTTCTACTTCGCTCTACGAGCTTCGAAGAATAGGTCATCGTTGTTGCTCCAATACTAGCGCAATAATGACAATAATAAAACCTATAAGTGGTAGACAGAGAAGTAATTCTGATAACATTGTTCGACCCTTTCATATTGTTAAGCTAAGTAATATTAGTATAACACAACAATGAAACATTGCAAGAGGTTGTGTAACATTATATACTTGCTATGAAAGGTAAATATGAAAATAAAAAAACCAAGAGATCATTTAACTATATCCAATGCAGCCAGATTGGTGGGGGTTCACCCTGCAACCTTACGGAACTGGGAAAAGTTGGGTAAGATATCATGTTATCGTCACCCTATGAGTAAGTATAGATTGTACAAAAAGGAAGACCTAGAGGCCATATTAGGTAGTATAACTAAAGAGGAAGAAGATGTGTAAATGTATCGATTGGCTCGTATATTCTTTTGAGGAATCGGTTAGGCGATATTCACCTGACAATAAAGGTGGGGTTCAGACAAGAATGCTTAACACTAAAATGCCATTGAAGGATATAATAAACGAGATTAGAAAAGCTAGTGAAGTATGTGAGCCATGCAAGGAGTCAAAATGACCAACGATCAAATTGAAAGACTATTAAAAACTCTTGAAAAAATAGAGGATCATTTATTTGATATCACAAGTATATTAATGGAATTTCAAATAGTGCAAAGACAGTCTATCCACGTTAAAAAATGCACGCATTTAGATGATTCAATGCAATCGTATCTATTAACAAGATTAGCTATAGAATCTAAAATAGATTTAGATAGAATTATTAATGCTAAAATAACACCTGATGAATGGATACAGCTAACAAATCAAGCTGCAAAGCTCGCTGATTCTGTTAATTTTTCACCCAGTTTAATGAAAGATTTATTGCACAGCATAAAGCCATAATAAACTTGACAATCTGTGACAATAATAGTATGTTCTCGTTAGTTTAAGACATAAACTAGTACAAACAAAAAACCCTACTTGTAAATTAATACTTGCAGGGTTTAAAGTTGTAAATTTATACACCGTCCTAAGACTTTACCAGAGGCTGGGACGTGTTCTTTAATATATTTTCAATCTCATAAACTTTCGGAGAGTTCATGATAAGACAAATACATTTCAGCTTGAATACCTCAAGGAGGTTTCATGCTTTCTAATTATATTCTTAAAAAATCTAATGTCAACACAATCTTTAAAGATCTTTTTAGCACAAGTACCCCCAATAGTTATAAATTACTTGACAACCATATTTTAGAAGCTACCCTTTTTCCCTTTCTTTTCTTAGTTCTTTTTCTTCCTTCTTTGTTCCCTTCCCTAAATAGTCTCTATGGTAAAGAAAGAACTTACCCGGAGGGTAAGTTCAAGAAGAAAATACCTGGAAGGTATTTTCAGGAAGAAGAAAAGAAAGAGAGTATCGCGCGAGAAAAATCTTACAACTTCAAAAAAGGAGCAGTATGAATTTTGAAGAAATGATAAGCAATATGCACTTGAACTCAACCGATGCTAAGTATATGACCATCTTCACCCTTTCCCTTTTAGAAAAGATGCATGATAAGCTTCCAGCTTATGGGAATTTTAAGGCATTTTTTGAAGAATGCATTTCCCAAAGCAACATAATGAAGCAGCCAATCAACTGGCAACTATTGCAACAGATACGAGCGGAGCAACCCAAAGTTGAAAGAAAGACTACTAGGCAAGAGCTCAAAGCACAATTCATAGACGCTGATAATGGCATAATTCCCGATATTGATCTGACCCGTGAAGAAAACATTAAGCAATGGGAAATATATGAGATGTCAGCACAGTATTGGGCACAACAGAGCGATAGACACAGAAGCATACTTCGCAATAGAAAAGAGAAATTTATGGAGCTTATTGATTGTCTTGCTGACGATAGATTATTGTTTAAACATACACCCGAACGAATAGCAAAGTGGAAACACAGAGCTAAATTTGACCAAGACTTGATGAAAACAAAAGGCGAAGGATTTAACCCTATCGGATCATTCTTGCATAATCTGGTTGGTAATAGTATGCCCAATAGCGTCAAATTAGAACCACAATCGATTACATTCAACGATTTGCACGAAGAACAACCAAAGACTCAAGAAATAGAAAAAGATTTAACTACGGACAACGTCGTTCGAAGTTTCGAGGATGTTAAAAAGACGGCAAAGACATACGAGTATTATTTGGATAAGTACAAAGATGACCCTTTAAGCTTGGCAGCTATTGAGTCTGTTAAGGATCATCTACCGAGGAAAGAGGTTAAAGTGATCCAAAAAGATATTGTCAATTACAACCCGTTTAACGAAGAAGAAATATTAGATTCACCTTTGTTGTTGTAAGGTGTATGATCTCTGAAAACAGGTAGGAGATGACATGTCAATAACTTATATAATACCCTGCAATCCGATAGCCTGGAAAAGAGCAGGCAATTCAAGGGGCAGATTTTATGACCAACAAACACATGCAAAGATAAATACGGGAATTTACATCAAGAATCAGCATGATGGAACGTTTTATGAAAATGTACCACTATTGCTAACAATAACATTTTACTTTCCAATACCTCAAACTTGGAGCAAAAAAAAGAAACTGGCAATGATTAATTCACCTCATAGATCCATCCCCGATGCCTCAAATTGCGTTAAGTTTTTGGAAGATGTTTTACCGGGAATTTTGTATACCAATGACTGTTTGATATCCGATATTATTGCCAAAAAAAGGTATGATGACGGCAATGGACCGAGAACGGAATTTACACTTGGGGTTGTAAAGTAATGCCTAGTCATTTTTATAAAAACACTTACATAATTCGTGATATAATTTCTGAATCTAAGCGATTAAACAAAGATGAAATATTAAAATTCTTTGATAAATATATTTCAGTTACAACACAACCACACACATACGGATTATATACACAAGCCTTAAAAGAATGTGACAAATTGAATAGCGAAATACACTTTTTGAAGAATTTTATTGAAGAAGAATTCGATTTCAAAATTGGAGACAATAATGGCACGAAATCCTGAGGTAGATAAGCACCTGGAAAAGACATTTGGGGGTACATTGGCTAAAGAACGCATTCTGCGAGATAAAAGAACTGTTCCAATACGAGGTGGCAAACCCTCTAATTATAGCCTTGTTTATAAGCCAAAAACAGACGAAGAATTGTTACAAATAGCACATGAATTATTTGAGTTTGTGAGCAAAGAAGATTGCACCGACATAGATGATTTTCCTATATCAAAGAGAATATCACCTTATAGGTTCAAAAGATTTCAGAATGAATTTTTCCAGGAAACCCTGGAGCTTTCGAAATATATTATAAAATCACGTAACCAAAAACTAGTAAACAAGAGACAATTCGATAGAGAAATCTTCTTTAAATATCTTCGCTTATTGGATAGGGACTATAAAGAAGATGAAGACGATCGAATAGCAAAGCGTGTAGCGGGTATAAAACAATCACTTGGTGATATAACAATTGTAGATCATATGTTGGAGAAAGAATGAAAGATTTATTGCATAAATCTCCACTTGAGTGGACTGAGGAAGATTTAAAGAAGATCAATGACCAATTTGAAGAACGCAGATTACAGGCTGAAAAAGATAATGCTGTACAAGCAGCTCTTGAAGTGTTGTTAGAAGATATTGATCATAAATTATTATCAAAGTTTGCCGGGTATGTTGAAAGATATTGTAAAAATAAACAACAAAAATTTGATGACATAGAAAAAGAGAGATTTTCTAAAGAGATGCAAGATTATCTGCAAGCACAGGGTGATGACTTTGTTCGTGACCTGCAAAAGCAGAATCATAGCGCCAAGGAATTAGGATTCTCAGGGATGACCCCTGAAATCAAAACTACACTAGATGATCTTAGAGCTTCCAAGGAATTACTTGCTGTGGAGGAATATGTACACCCTCTATAAAGAGATAATTATTGAACCGACAAAGGCTGAAAAGAAACAGGGCAAAGAAGATACATTTACTGTGGAAATGTACAAGCAGGTTGAGACAAGAGAAGAAGCTGATGCATGGGTAAATGTACAGGCTGATAAAAGAAGTTGGAGCTTTAGTGAAAGTTGAGACTAAGATACACCTGAATAAGTTTGTGGCTCGTGATTACCAACGTCCCCTTATTGAAGCCTTTAATTCTTCAAAATACACACGATATTTGCTTGTTTGGCCGAGACGAGCAGGTAAAGATATTTGTGCATTTAATCTTATTCTACGTGCAGCTTTAAAACGTGTAGGCCTGTATTACTATTTACTCCCAACGGCTGTACAGGCTAGACGTGTTATGTTTGATGGAATTACAATAGATGGCCAACGTATAATGGACTATATTCCCCCTGAATTGATCACAGGAACAAACATAGCTCAAATGAAAATAAATCTCGTTAATGGTTCAATCATACAGTTTTGTGGTAGCAATGATTACGATGCTCTTCGTGGTACAAACCCTGTCGGAGTTGTATTTTCAGAATATGCATACCAGCATCCTCAAGCGTATCCCACACTAAGACCTGTGTTAGCCGGTAACGGTGGCTTTGCGTTGTTTGTATCTACACCGTTCGGAGAAAATCATTTTTTTAAGCTCTATGAAATAGCAAAATCAAACCCTGAAGAATGGTTTTATCAGTATTTTACGGTAAGAGAAACAGAACATATTTCAGAAGAACAAATACAAAATGAAATAGAATCTGGTGAAATATCCCCTGATATGGCACAGCAAGAATATTATTGTGATTTTTCTATTGGTGCTCTGGGCTCTTACTATAGTAAATACTTGATTAACATGGAGCTTAATAACCAGGTTGGTATTGTAGATTGGCAGCCTAATTTGAAAGTACACAGTGCATGGGATTTAGGTATGTCTGATATGACTTGTATATTGATGTTTCAAGTTTGTGGAAATTCAATTTATATAATAGATATGTATACAAATTCAGATGTTGGACTTGAGCATTATATAAATGTTCTTCAAGCAAAACCTTATACTTGGGGAAAACATATTGCTCCACATGATGTTGAAGTTAGGGATTTTACGGCTGGCGGTTTAACCCGAATGCAAAAAGCAGCACAGTTAGGGTTCAGATTTACCCATGCACCGCATTTATCAATAATTGATGGTATAGAAGCAGTTCGCACTACACTTCCCAGAATACATATCGATCAACAACGTTGTAGAACTTTAATAGCTGCGTTGCGAAACTATCGAAAAGAATATAATTCTGAAAAGAAAACATATAACAATAAACCTTTACACGACGACAATTCTCACATTTGTGACGCCCTCAGATACCTCTGTCTATCCCTTCCAAAGATAAAAGAAGGTTCTTCAGCCGAGGATTTGAATAAGAAATATGCACAGGCTAGGTATGGTGGCGATCAAAGCCATCTCCCTTCAATTTTCAGGAATGATTTACCAAATTACTAGGAGAAATGTGCCAAACAATAAATTCTTTAAACTTATTTTAACTATTATATTACTCTTTGCTGTCCCATTCTTTTTGATGGTCTATGCATTCAGATGTGAAAGGCTTAGATTGTCTGCACAAAAATGCATGATTGAAAGATTGATTGAAGAACAAAGAATGGCTAGAATGCAACAATATGAATTAAACTGTGAGGATGAAAATGAATAAAGAATACTGTGAAAAACGTAATACAACAATGTATGATTTAGGTAACTATAATCAAATAGATTGGCAAAAACTTGGTGTTAAATCAGGAGATGGAAGAAATAATGATGCTCCTTACGCAAAGTTTTGGATAGTACAAGCTGATAATCATTACTGGTGTGAAGAAAAGTACGCATTACCGTATTTGGAGTTAAATGGAAGAAATTAAAAAGCAATTATTCGATAAACTTATGATGAATAGGTTTGGTTGGGAACTGAATATAGGCGGTGAAAAGTTTATTATCGATGCTGTTCCATTTAGCAAAGAAGAACAAGAAGAAAAGATTAAACAAGTTAATCATGTTATAGATAAGCTTATTGAAGAGAAAGAAAGGCATGATAAACAAATCGAAGAATTTAAGGCAAGTGATGATGAGGATGCGTATTATCCCCTATGGCACCCTACAATAGATAGCATGGTACTAATGTCAGTTGATTTTGATGATACACCAATCAAGGAAGAAGATATTTACGAGATTGATGAATCAAAAGTAAAAAGAACAATTGATAAAGAATCCAATGGCTATTTATTAGATAGGCACGAGGACCATAAGAAGGTTTTGGAATTGATTAAATTGGGTGAAATACAAGAAATAGGTGAAGGTGAGGGATGGGCCATTATTTATAACGAAGAACACGAAGAACTTGTAATGCGATATATAAACTTTAGAAAAGAGACTTGGACCGAGCTTGATTCTGCCCCATTTGGAAGGTCTTTACCTACTAGGTCGTATAAAGATTAGGAGAACCCAATGTTCAAGAAAATTAAACAAGCTCTTGCAACAATAGGTGTAAAGCCACTGCCCCCAACAGTATCGGCAACAAACTTTATGGTTACCGAAGATGAAAGAGCAACCGAAACCCGTAAGCGTGTAAACAAAGCCTTTGATAACCAATGGAACCAAATGCAGCTAAAAGGTCTAAAGCCACATGCATTTGATTGCCTTGATCCGTTTACATGCATTAAATCAGTATGTTTTGTATGGGATCCGGATAAGACTATAAGAACATTTACCGTTGATCGCAATCTTAATGAAATTAAAGTTACAACTATGTGCAAAGATCCATATTTATGTGGTAATAAATGTCTTGCAATGGAAGATAAAAAAGTCTAAGATACCGACAAGTTATTTTCGGTTGATCAATAAACACACAAATAAAAAAATAGATTGACTGCAACCCATAGTAACTAATTATTCCAAGCTAATAGGTCAGATATAAAGCTAATACCAAACACGGCTCTGCCTTCAACCGGGGCCGTGTTTTATTAAATAAAATCAATTATTGTTTTTAGAGTCTGTTTATCTAACTTACCTTCTTCTACTGCCTGGGATAATACTGCAATGTATAATAAAAACTTTGCCTTATCGCTTGTCTTAGGATTCTTTAATAACATATCGTTAACTAATTCCTCAAGACTATTCATTATAATTCGCCTTTGGCTTTGAGTTCAACTTCCAATTCATTCATTTCTACTTCAGCTTCCAGCATCCCTAAGCGTAATTCATCTTGTTCATTTCCAATGGGTGACATAAGTATTACACCGTTTTTTGTTATAACTTTGAAGTATTCATATTCATCTATATTATCTAATACTTTCTTTAGTGGTATTCTTCCCAGTGCATCCAGCTTTACTATCTTCATTTTACCTTCTCATAATTATTATGTTCCATTATAGGCACCAAATCGCCGTCTTCTACTATGTGTCCCGTTTTTTTATGCTTCCAATAACTTTTACATTTATGTTCTTTAAAGCACTGTGGATTACTAAAGCAAAAATCTTCTTCGGGCTCAAAGTAATATCTTTGTTCCCAACACATTTCATCATTATTATTAATATAGTGAAGACACTGTGCTTCTATATACGCTATCAAATCGGGCCATAAACGATATACTTCTCCATGCTTGAATTCAAGACTTTGACCCCTATATGTAAAATTAGCGATTCCTTTACCACGTTTAATATCATCTTCATCAACTATAATAAATCTAACCGTAGGCATTATCTTCCTATCACTATTATTAAACCCACGTGAAATGCAACTATTAATAATACCCATAACCATTGTTCTTTATTCATTTATTCCATTCACCACTTTTTAGGTATTCCATTGCTTCTTTATATTTACTTCTAGGCAATCCTCTCACGAAAGTAACATTAAATTTATTGCATAAGCTTCTTATTCTTTTTTGTTCAATTTCACGGGTACTATAAAAATTCATGAGGTTAAGATACTGACTATCGGTTACTACTTTCTCCGGGGATTGTTTTTTTATATTATCTATAATACCTTTGATTTCTTCCATGTTATTCCTTTGGTGGTTCGGGTAGAGGCATCCAGTGGGTTACATCCTCTATATCTTGAGAGCAACACCAATCATTTTCCCAGCCACGATTTTCTTCCTTGGATTCAGTAGGATTATAAGTATAATATTGTTCATTTCTAAAAGAACTATAATTACCTATTTCAATTTCACCGTATTTATCGATTACTAAAACTCTTTCACCGAGTTCAGGTAATCTGTCTTTAACCGATATCCAATTCATTTTGATTCCTCTATGGTCACATCTATTGAAACTGGTTTAAATAGATCTTGAAATGAATTAATAGAATTGACTATTTCTTTTCTTTGTATTTTATTTTCTTCTTCGTGTTCATCACAACAATATCCTGGATAATTTATTGTTTTATTAGTGCATGTTTGCCAATTCATAATACCTTTCTTCTTAATTTGACTTATTAGTAAGTTTAGCATATAATGGAAAAATAGACAAGAAAGGAATAACCACATGATTAATGTAGCAGCTCTTTGTGCGGGAATAATTGCAAGAAGAGGTAAAAAAAGAAGAGAAGAGGAATCTAAGCGTCTTCTAGAAGAACAAGAACATACAAAATCAGTAGAGGGTACTCCAAAAAAACAACAATATTTGAATCCTTCTTATGGATATTCTTTACAAAACTATTCAGACGCAAGATGTATTGTAAGTATTAGAATTCCTAAAGAATCCGATATTTCATATCAGGTGGGTCAGTTTTGGTTTGATAAATCGAGCAAAACTTTATGGATATTGGCGGGATTTTTAAATAATAAAGCAGAATGGATTAATTTAAGCTTGTAATTCTTCTTGATATGAAACACTTCTACTCCTATGCTATAGGCAAATCTTATACATAGGAGAAAATAAATGATTTTCCCGGAATTAGGTCCACAATACTATGATGACAAGCATAAGGGCGTGTTATCAATGATGGAGGCATTCTATGCCCAAGCCATCACAATTAATCAATCTTATTGGGGAGAAGGTGATACCGATCTCCGATTCTATACAGGCGATCAAACACTTTGGTCAGATATCTACGGCAACTTACCGGCTAACCAACGTAGACAATTCAATTTTAACCGCATAATGCGAATAGTTAATATGATTTCCGGTTACCAAAGGCGTAATCGTAAATCAACTATAGTGATTCCAATTGAGAACGGTGATGAACAAACCAGTGATCAATTTACCAAAGTTATGCTATGGATAAATCAGCAAGAAGGGGTTCTGGAAACCATTTCAGAATCGTTCCAAGGTGCATTAATTACAGGTATGAACTTTTTACACGTTTGGATGGATTATCGTGAAGATCCTGTATCGGGTAATATTAGAGTTGATAATTGCTCATATAATGCTTTTCTTGTTGATCCTTATTTCCGTAAGCCTGATCTCTCGGATTGCAATGCTATTTGGAAACGTAGCTTCCTGACCAAACGGGAAGTCATTTCATTATTGCCTGACCAAGAAGAAACGGTTTTGGGTCTATGGGGCAATGATTCCGGAACAGGCAGAGACGGAAAGTTCCAATTTCTACCCGAATCATATGGTTATGCGATGAAAGATTTGCTGACATATGATGAATTCTATCACCGTGATTATCGCAAACAGAAAGTATTGTGCGATACGCAAACCGGTGAAGTAATGGAATGGCGATTTGATAATAAAGACGAAGAACTTGATCAATTTTTAAAAACATATCCCACAGTTACCGTTATTGAACAGGATATTCCAACAGTTAAACTTGCAATTGTTGTGCAAGGAAAGGTAATGTACCATGATGCTCAACCAAGCGGTCTAGACGTGTATCCCTTCGTCCCAGTGTTCGCTTATTACCACCCGGAGCTGCCTTACTTCCCATGGCGTGTGACCGGCGTTGTTCGTCATCTTCGAGATTCACAATACCTTTATAATCGAAGAAAGATCATTGAATTAGACATACTAGAATCTCAAATGAACAGTGGGTTCATATATAAAGAAAATGCACTGGTGAACCCTCTTGATGTTTATATGCAACAAGGACAGGGTAGAGGTATAGCAATTAAAGATGAAGCTAACATTGCAGACGTTGTACAAATACAAGCACCGCAAGTTCCACCATCAATGATTGAACTATCTAAGATACTTGGAGAAGAAATTTCACAAATCTCAGGCGTAAACGAAGAACTTTTGGGCAGCGCAACGGATGACAAAGCGGGCATTTTATCACAACTTCGCCAAGGTGCAGGGCTAACAACTCTACAGGGCTTATTTGATAACCTTGATAGGGCTCAAAAGCTATTGGGCAAGTTAGTAATAGATTTAATACAGCTAAACTTCACACCCGGCAAAGTTAAAAAGATATTGGAAGGCGAAGAGCCGGCTGCA